AGGTTTATCACTCAATGGTGCTGAGCAATCCTCCCAAACAAAGGAAATCACGCACTGGCGCTAGACTCAAACAAAGGATGTACTAACTGTGGCTGCCGTCATTGATGCCACCATCGCTGGGACGTCAGCCAACAGCTACGTAACCCTGGCCGCTGCCAACACGTATTTCGAGACCGTCCCAGACTCGGCCACCTGGACCGATAAAACCGACGACCAGAAAAACCGCGCTCTTATCAGCGCCACCCGCTGGATCGACGCCCTGAGCTTCTACGGCGACCGCTGTACCACTACGCAAGCCCTGAAGTGGCCGCGCGAGGACTTCGAAGTTGACGGCATCGAACTGGTCTGCACTGTCATCCCCACAGAAATCAAAGTCGCCACCTACGAACTGGCACGCGCCCTCGCCAACGACACCGACGCCATCACGGGCAGCACCGGCACCACCGGCCTCTACGACCAAGTGGAACTGGGCGAGCTAAAGGTCAAATACAAATCCAGCTCCATGACACCGGGCATGGTGAACAACGTCTTCGACCTCTACCCTTGGCTGCAGACCTACCTCGGCGCCTATTGCATGGGTGGCGCCACCAACTACGCCGTCCGTCTACGTCGAGGCTGACATGGGCCTAATCGACACCACCTTTGCCCCAATCCCGACCTCAGTCCTTGCCGACTGGGGCCAAAACATCACGTATATCAAAACTTCTACACCCCGAACCTACGACCCAACAACCGGCATAGTCACTGGCGCTGATACTACGGTCACAGTCAAAGCAGTCATCACACGCGTCAGTCCGCGTGAAGCTGAAGGTCTATACCAAACCACTGATCTCAAAGTCATCATTGGCGCCAGCGAGCTTGGCACGTACTACCCGACTGAGGCCGACCGCATCCGATACCAGCAAGCTGGCGCAACCCGCGAGGCAAAGATCATCGCCATCACGACCTATCGCGGCGACAACCCGGTTTACCACTCTCTAATCGTGAGGCCCCAGTAATGGCACGCAAAGGTTTCTGGCAAGGAGGTGTGAATATACTGCAAGAACTTGATCGCGTAGCTGCAACAACGGTTTACAACGGTCCGAAACGCGTCGCTGAAAGACTAGTACGTGAATTACAGCAAGCCGGCCCAAGTTGGACCGGAGAGTTTTCTAACTCTTGGGAAATTCAAACACCCACAACAACCGTACGCGGTACAGGACAACCCGGCGAACCTCGTCCTTTAATTACGCCCCCTTTAACGGGTACTCAAGTAACAACAAGTATCCTTAGTAAGGATAGCGTAGTTTTTCGCATCACTAATTTTGCTCCTCACGCATTAGAAGCTATTGATGCAATACAGCATGACCGCCAATACTACGCACGCCGTTTAACTCCAGAACCGCAAACAGCGTTGGGCCGCCAAAAATGGGAGTTTAACGGTCCTCGTTCTCAAGTTTCTTATCGTGGTCAGATTGGTGGAGGTAGCGAAGGATCTAATTCCAGTCGTACGGCACCCCTCGACTGGTTTGCCACTTACGCCAGCTCTAATCTGGGACGAGCAGTTCAGCTAGAGATGGATTCCGCTATGGCACGAAGATTCTCATGAACTACCAAGCAATCCGCGCCGCCGTCGAAAACCCGCTGCTTTCCGCATTTGGCGCACTGGCACCTGCAGTGCCTGTTTACTTCGACAACATCACAGCGGTCCCACCTAACACCACTACTGAGTACGTTCGCGTCAATGTTACTTTCGGTATTACCAACGAACCCACGCTTACCAGCAGCGTTGACAACGCCCGTGGCGCGATTGCTATCCGCATTTTCACGGAAAAAGGACGCGGCCCAGCCCGCAACCAAACGCTGATCACCACTGCAGTCAACGCACTGGAAACACTCAACAACACCGCGAAAACAACGAGCGGCGTATTTTTCCGCGTCGGCGAAATTAACGGCCCAACATTTTCAGCAACAGAGGAAGCCCCCCACTTTGTGGGACGCATTGATACTTCCTACGTTGCAACTGTCTTGTCGTAGGTGATGCTTAACCACAGGCGCTAACCTGTATTAAGCCGGGCAGTGCCCGCCCAACAACGTTCACTTGGTACGCCCTATGGCCACCACCGTTCTGTCCGGCACGTCCGGCGCCCTCTACTACAAACCCGCCGGCACCACCGGCACCTTTGGTGAATCCGGTGTCAACATTTCCACCGATGTGATCACCGTCGCCCCCTACCTGAACTTCAAGGTAGGCGACCCGGTGAAATTCCGCGTGGTAAACAGCCAGACTGGCGGTTCCGGTACCGGCACCCTGCCTGCGCCTATCTCCGACGCCACCACCTACTACGTGCTGACCTACACCGCTGCAACTGGTGCACTCACCGTATCGACTACCGCTGGTGGCACCATCCTGGCCATCACCGATGACGGCGCTGCGACTGCCCCCAACGAGTTCGAGGTTTACTACGCCGACTTCGCCGTAGTCGGCCAAGTCCGCGACTGGAGCTTCGAGATCAGCCGCGCTGAGATCGACGTCACCACCATCGGTCAAACCCCCGGCCAGTACGTGCCCTTCCGCACGTACATCAGCGGCTTCGGCGATGGAACAGGCACCGCCACGGTCTATATGACCAACGAGGACGCCGCCCTGTCCAACCGCATGATCCAAGACGTGCTGCAGCGTCAACAAGACGGTGCCGCCTTCAAGCTCTACACCGACCGCGTGTTTAGCGGTAACACCCTGAGCGAAACCCTGAGCCGCTCGATCTCGTTTGATGCCGTGCTGACCTCGGCCAGCCTGAACATCAACCCCGACGACGCCCAATCGGTGACCGTCAACTTCCGCCCCGCTGCTACGCCTACCTTCGATTTCAGCCAAGCCTGATAATCTGCTGTCGCAGCCAGTTCAGCAGCCCCGGCCTAACCGCCGGGGTTTTTTATTTCTACTCCGCTACACTAAACTCATACCCCAAGCACTGGTATGCCCGTTCCTGTACGCGCAATCGACCGTCTCCGCAAGGCCGCCAACCTGGAGCCCGTCAAGAAAGTAGTAGAGCTTTCCGATGGCACCAAATTCGAAATGTGGGTGGCACCGCTGACAATGGCTGAGCGGGAACGCGCCCAAAAGCAAGCCAAGTCCGACGATGCCAACGCCTTCGCACTCCAACTGCTGATTGCTAAGGCCCTCGACGAATCCGGCGCCAAGCTTTTCAGCGTCGGCGAGGTGGACGTACTGAAAAACGAAGTTAAGGACAAGGACCTGCAAGCGCTCATGCTGGCAATCCTGACCGACGACGCCGAGCCCATCGACCCAAAATCCTGAGCGCCGAACTCCGCAAGGACAGCTGGCTCATGCTCCAGTTTGGCGTCGCCAAGGAACTGGGCCTAACCCTGACCGAAGTTCGGACGACCATGACTGCCGAGGAGCTACTCGGCTGGAGCGCCTACTTCCAAATCCTGAACGAAGACCAGCAAAAGGAAATCGACAAGGCCAAACGCCGCCGCTAGCCCGGCGGCTTTTTTACACCGTAAACTGAAGTACCAGAGTGTGACCAGACGCCGTGGCCTCCTACAGAGCTGATATTGAAATCGGCGTAAAAGGTTTACGGCAAGTAGACGCGCTTAAAACCAAAGTAGAAGAACTATCTAAAACTATAACCGATCTAGCTTTCAAAAGATTCGCAATAAACGACAGTTTATTGCGTAAATCTGCATTTTTTGTTGCTCAAGAACAAAAGTTAATAGCCGCTAGGCAACAATACAATGATGGTATTCGTGAATCTGTTCGTTTAGCGGTACAGTTCCAAAGTCAACTGGAAAGATCTGCAGCATTTGCAGCAAAGATTCGTCAGCAAAGTGCTAGAGCTTTACCGCAAAGCAGTATCGCGGGATTACTTACGAGTGAGGCTACCGCCACTCCCTTTCGTGTGTCGGAGCGCAAAGCAGCACGTATTGATGCTGCGTACACTAAGTTGGCTATAGCGGCAGAAGGTACTTCATCTGAATTAACTCGTATAGGTACAGAAGCCCAAACCTTCAAAGCTTTACCCGCTGCAGGGCAAGCAACTGTTAATTTTTTTCAAATTGCCGAAACAGCAGCTCGTGCTATAGATGCGCAAAACGCAACAACGTATAGGTATGAAAGGGCACTAGCAAAATTAGCTGCAGCAGCGGAAGGGACTGTAAGTTCATTTGTACGCATACAAGCAGGTACTGCTTTATTTGCTGGACTGTTAGCACCAGCAAATATAGCCGGTTTATTACCTTATGGATTGCCTACAGGAGGTCAAAAACGTCTTCCCCCAAGAAGAATCGCAGGTTACCTGCCTCCTGCAGGAGGATTTACCCCGGAAATGAATAGACAACAATTTTTTCCCGTAGGCGGCCCAATACCGCTAAATCAATATGGGAGTTCTCGGCGCAATAGCGCCGCCGCAGCTTTAGGGCAGACACTTAGGGGCCGAGCTGGCGGAGCCATAGGCAATGCGCTTATCGGCGGGGCCTTCCCTTTATTGTTTGGGCAGGGAGCGGGTGCTGCTGCGGGCGGTGCCATTGGCGGCCTTGTTGGAGGTGCTTTTGGGGGTGTAGGCGGTTTTGCAGGATCTTTGATCGGCACTCTTCTCGGTGACATTGCAAGCCGCGGCGAAGCCGTAAAAGCACTGGCAGAAGATATCGGTTTTTCAGCACAACAAACTAAGCAACTTTCCGACGCTTTTAAAGTTGCTAACACCGATGTAGAAAAATTTACAGCTGTTATCCAGAACATCCGCGGCCTCGGTTTAGAAATAGAAGATCAAGCCAAAGCGATTCAACTTGTTACTGTGCTCACAGATAAGTATGGTGGGTCATTTGAGAGAACAGGTAACGCTATCACGTCAGCTCTTGAATCTGGAAAAGTAACACAAGCAACACTTAATCAGCTTACAAGCCAAGGAATAAATATCCAGCAGGCGTTGGCAGATAAATTTGATGTTAATAGAGATGCCATTCTCAAAATGGCAAAAGACGGTAAAATTTCTGTGCAATCGCTAATTGATACACTTGTAGATCTGGGTAACGCACCAGGAAAAGCGGCTAAGGAAACACAGACAGCCAGTCAACTATTCCAAAACGCCATTAAAAATTTAACAAATGTCGTCGGCCCAGAACTGCAGCGCCTTACCGAGCTATTTCTTAATTTTGGTGCGACAGCCCTTAATGCGCTAACTAATGTTTTGACTCGTTTGGGTGAAGTAGGTAGGGCTATAGAAAACAGAATTGCAGGGGACACGCTTAAAAACGCCCAACAACAGTTTAGACGTGATTCTCAAGCACTTAAAGATCTATATGCAGTTCCAACCGAAAAACGGACACAACAACAAGTACAGCGGATAACAACGCTGGAGAAACTGCAGAAAGGGCGTATGCAGGTAATACAATCTGCGCAACCGCAAAAACAGACACAGCTGGAAACTTTTACTGCTCCCAGTCAAGCTGCACCGTCAGGCGGCGGGAAGGGCAGAAATAAAAAAGAAAGAGAAAGCCAAGTCCCATCGCTTCAAAATGAACTTGCGCTGCAAAACAAAATTCTTGAGATCGTTACAGATACCGGCTTAGCCCGTTTGGCTGGTAATAAAGCAACGGAAGCCGCTTTGCAAATTGAACAAGTTCTAGAAGAAAGAAGTGCCAAAATTGCTGCTATTAACTTGGAGAACATTCCTGATGCGGAAAAGGAATTGAAAATTAAAATTGCAACCGCAGAGGCAGACAGGCAATTAGTAGAGGCAAGTTTTGCTAGACAGAATGCCGCACAAGATCTTCGCGTTGAGCAGCAAAAACAAATAGCCGACGCATTGTCCGGCTTGGATATGGAGCTATTAAAAGTTCAAGCCAAAACAGACATTGAAAAACAAGCTATTCAATTTCTTGAGATTGAAAATCAATTAAAGGCGCAAGGCATAACGCTTAGCGATGCAGATAAAGAAGCAATACGTGGCAAAATTGCAGAAATACAAAAACTGACAAAAGAGCAAGAAGCGGCAAATGCCAAGCTTGAAATGGAAAAAGATTTATTTGAAGGTATTTCAAGCACGGTTGCTAGTACATTTAGCGGCGCTATTGATGCTGCTGTAAAAGGTACTGAAAACCTTGGGGACGCATTGAAAGGACTTGCTGGTGATCTGTTGGCAACGATTGGCAAAATGATGATTATGTACGGCATTGCTCAAGCGCTTGGTGCCGCTGGTGGTTCTGATGGTGTCGGTGTGTTTTCTTTCTTGGCTAAAGGTTTTGGCTTTAAGGGCGCAAGGGATGGTGCATATTGGCCTGGAGGATTTGAAGCTTTTGCTCAAGGTGGTGTTGTAACGAGCCCCACGATGGGCTTGATTGGCGAAGGTGGCGAACCTGAATACGTCATCCCGCAATCCAAGATGTCCGCCGCCATGTCTCGCTATTCGCGTGGCGCACGCGGGGAATCTGTAATTCCAGGCAGCGGCACCAGCGCTCAGGGCAGTGGTGCGGCAACCGCAACGATGGAACCCATCGACGTTCGCTACAGCGTTGAGCGCATCAATAATGTCGAGTACGTTACGGCTGACCAATTCCGAGCCGGCATGGCACAAGCCGCCCAACAAGGCGCCGTCCAAGGCGAACGCCGCGCCATGCGGACCCTGACTAACAGCGCTGCTGCTCGCGGGAGGCTCGGAATCTGATGGAATTTAATTACGGCCACCTGTTCGAGGTTGGCCCAACCAATCAAACCCGCTTCAGCTTCCAAAACTTTCGCATCAACGAACAGATTACGCACAACAATCGCAACTACCTATACCTACCTTTCGGATTTGGTGGTGCGGTTGCAACGCTCAAGGGCGACAATCTAGATGCCACCTTGCAATTCGGCAACACCGATATCACGCGGAACTGGACTGCCGAAGCAATCCAAAATTTGTGGGTCGGCAAAGTGACCACAGTTTTGTGGTCAGAAGCCAGCATCGCCCGCGTTCTGTACAGCTATTGGGGTGTCTGCTCTGCTGGCGGTTGGGATGAAACCAGCATCCAAGTTTCGCTGAATAGCGTGCTGGATGCCGTTGATGCAAACGTACCAGCCCGCCGGTTGACGCGCCGCACAATCGGCAACATCCCCTTTACCAGCTCTGTACGTGTGTGAGCACCTGATTGGTCGCCCCTACACCTACGGCGAGAACGATTGCATCAACCTTGTCCTCGACGCCTTAGGCGAAATGGGCATGAATCCACCAGCGGTCAATGCCAACTGGTACGCCATGACCCCACGGCAAGTCTTGCGAGAGCTGGAACGCTTCTGCAATCGCATTGACTGGCCGGCTTACGATGGTGACATCACGTTGTTGGCCGCCAGTCCGCTGGCATTTGGGGTTGCATGGCAGAACGGTATCCTCTTCATAAACCCCTTGATCTCCGCAGTGGACTGGAAACCGGCGGACAAACTTACGATCCGCCGCTCCTACCGTATGAAGTCGCGCTGATCGAAGCGCTGGGATGCAGCGAGGAAGAGTATAAAAAGTTTGTACGTTATGCGACGCAATATGTAGGTGTTCGCCCCGCCGAATACGAGCATATCCCGGAAATTTATGCAGCAGCACCTTTGGTAGCTGCGGGATATTTAGCTGCACAAACTGCAGCAAAGTCAGCAACAACAATTATTCTTACCAACCTTGCTATCGGTATTGCCTTAACTGCCGCCAGCATGTTGCTGGCACCCAAGCCCCCGGCTGTTTCCGATAAACGCGTCAAGCAGCGCGAACTACGCAACCAGATTGGTCCCAGCCGCTTCAATCAGACTTCATCGTTTGACAACATCGCGTCTCTTGCCGAGTACGGTCAAGTCATTCCAATCCCTTTCGGCAAGCTCGACGTCGGCGCCGACGACGTACAGACAGGCGGTCTAACTCTCACACCCGCACTCGTCTGGAGCCGCGTCTACTCCTACGGAACCTACCGCGCATTTGAGGGCATCTACGTTGCTGGTCAGTACGGACTGACCACACCAAAAATTGCCGGTGTCCGCCTTGGTACCTTTGCACTTAACAACCTAAACCTTAACGAATACGCGCTGTTCTGGTCTTCACAGGCGGGCAAAAACAATCCTGCCAGTGTACGCAATTTGATCGGTGGCACCCAAGGCGCACGCGATTCAGGCACATCCGGTCGCCCTTTTGTATTTACTGCTCCAAGCATCGAGCAGGACGTTGACGACTCGGCGTCAATGGCGCACTCGCCTCAGTCGCAGGTGCAGTTTGGCACTGCCACACCAATCCATAACGGCACTGCATATCGCTACAACTGGGAAATAATCAGCGCCCCGAGCATCAGCTTCGAGGGTGAAAACGGCGACGAAACCAAAAAAGAGATTCGCGCTCGCCGCCGCAAAATTGCCGGCAGTCTTGCCGATCAAATCCCAAGCGACAGAGAAAGCGCAGACGCACGAGCAGGGCAGCCTGGAGTGGGTCGCGCCTACTCCCGCACAATGGGCCTTACGCACCACCGCCCAGTCAACAGTTCTCTCGCCACCGAGTACAACAGCAAAGCAGTCGTCAACACCCAAAAAGGTGATGTTATTAAGTTCACGCTTTACCGCCAAGACTGGGTGGAGCTAAACAGTGACTTCACTTACAACGGCTACAAAACAGAAACCACAGTCAAAGACCTCAAAGACTCATCTAAAACTTGGCGCGAAAACGCATCGGACCTGTTGAGCGTCGGCACCGAATGGATTATTGGTGCAACCGTGTGGCGTGTCACCAAAAACGAAGGTATTGATAACGTTGTCAGCCGCCTCGTGGTTGACATGGAGTGCGTAGAAGTCCTCGGCGATGACCGCATTGGTATTGCTGGTGAACGAGCTGTCGGCAAAGCGCTGGCTGGTTATGAAGGCGCCACATTTGATCAAACGATCCACTGCGACATCAATCATTGGCCGCTGTGCCGCTACTACGCCTCCTCGATCCGCCCAGTTAGACGCGAAGCCCAAGTCATCGAGCTGGGTATCCGGTCCCAAGTTTGGAACCGCGCCGAAGGCTTGTGCAATTTCAGCACCATTCCCACCCCAGCCAAACTTTTCCGCTTCGATAAGAAAAGCGTCACAGTCACAACTCCACGGCAAACGCGCTACTTCAGGCGCGCCAGTTTCTTTCAGATCGCGGTGCGCCCAGTGCCCACTGGTTCGCTAACACGTGAGTGGTCCGTAATTCCGCAACTTCTGTGTGTGGTGGGTCGCAGCCCCGTTGACCTGCACAATTACATTCGCATCAAAGCTAGCGATACTGAATACTACGAGTACAAATTTATCCCAAAGACAGGCGCCGATATTTACCACAACTATGCCGATGCCTCTGCATGGCGTCTTAAGGCTGACGAAGAGCGCGTATTGGGCTGGAGCTTTTTCGAGACCGCTTACGGCTTTTTTGGATTACAGACAAATGGAATGGTTGTAAATGTTAGCGATCTCAAAGATTCTCCGCAGCTTCTTACCGACAAGACTGATGCAAACAATGTTCCTACTGTTCTCCCAACCACTTACAGTCCCACAGCTATTGCAGTTAGCGATACGCGTGTCACCTCAGGCACCAACCGCGCTGTTGTAGACGCATGGCTGACCCATATCTTTGGTGCGGCAACAGATGAGCGCTATCAAGGCACAACTCAAAGCCAGCGAATCACAGTTTCGAAATCTGGCAAACCCGAGCACACACTGGAGTTCAGGGTAACAGCTACATCGGTAAAAAATAAAGACAAGGATAAAGACAGCATCCGCCGCTGGACGTGGCAAGAGATCTCGTACACAATTTTGAACTACGTAGGGAGCTGGCCCACTGGTACAGAAGCCGAACTACTGGTAACGGGCTTAAACAGCATCACAAACCCCTTTGCACAAGCAAACGGCTACACCTCGGTGACACTTGTTTTTGCTGTCACCCAAGTCCAAGAAAAGATCCTTCGCCCAAAAGACGCCGACCTGAGCACAGCAGAACGCTCGTTTGAGATTGGTACTGGCATTGCTGACTGCAGCTACTTCGAAGAGCTGAACAAAAGCAATGAAAGCGGCCCTGAGCACGAGATCGTTTACGTCAACGAGTACGTGACCAACGACGCGACGCCTGAATACACAAACATGTCTGTCGTCTCTTTAAGCATGAAGAGCAGCGGACAGATCAGCAGCGTCGATCAAATGCGGCTGTGGGTACCGGAAGGTATTGCCGTTTCGCGCTTGCTCGACAACACAATCGGAGCCAGCAATAACTTCGCTGACTTGGTGCTGTACCTCCTGCAAAACTCCGAGCAGGGCTTGGGTAGCACCATCCCAGCCGAGCTGATTGACACCGCAAGCCTTACGACTACCGCCCGCTTCCTGAACGCCAACAAGATTTTCTTTGACGGCGTTATCGAAGAATCGGAAAACTTGCGCTCGTTCTTGTACGACGCAGCTTCGTTGCAGCTCTGTAATTTCACCATCAAGAATGGGCGGTTCGGCATGATGCCGGCACTTCCCTACGACAGCAACGGCAAAATCGCAGCACTACCGATCTCGGTGGAACAAATTTTCACTGCAGGCAACATTATCGAAGGCAGCCTGCAGCTCAGCTACCTAGATGCAGCACAGCGGATTGACACCACAGTGCAGGTGCAGTGGCGCGAAACACTAGAAAACGAGCTGCCTACACCGCGATCTGCCGTTGTTTCATGGACAGACGCAAGCGGTGACACCTCGAACCAGCAAAACATCGACCTCAGCGATTTCTGCACAAACCGCGCCCAGGCTCTACTCACGGCAAAATTCCTGCTGGCAACACGTCGCCGCATCACCCATAGCGTCGCCTTCAAAACTGTGCCAGATGGCCTGAGCATCGAGCCCGGCTCGTACATCCGCGTACTGACCACCAGCACCACGTACTCAGCACAAAACAACGGTGCGATTACCGACGCTGGCACACTCGTCTCAATCAGTTCCATCGAGGATGGTGACTACACCGCGCTTATTTACGACCCCGCATCCGGGCAAATTACCGAGCAGAGCATCACGATATCTGCAGGCGTTGTCCTTGACGACAATGTGCATGGCTGCCTGTTTACGCTGCTGACCCAGCAAAACAACCAAGCGATCTACCAAGTGGAGCAGCTAACCATTGAAGAAGACGGCCTGATCAGCATCTCAGCCATCCACGTTCCTGTGGACGAGAACGGCGCTAGCCTTGTTGCAGCAGACATTTTGACCGGCACGTTTAAGGTGCAGGAGTAATGACGTTTCCAGCACTGGTCCCAACAAGCCGCGAATTCAGCCCAGGCGACTGGCCTGTTAAGCGTTTCAATTCGCAGTCAGGATCCGAAATTCGTATTTTGTACGGCAACCAGCGCAGCAACGCAAAACTGTCGCTGAGTTACGACAACATTTCCGATAGTAACGCTCAGTTATTTTTGACGGACTACGACGCGCAATACGGCACGTTGCGCACATTTGATCTACCTGCTGCTGTGCTGACTGGAACATCGGTTGCGATGGAAGCACCAGCGGGCAGCAAGTGGCGCTATGAAGCCGAACCACAACTGCGATCTGTTCGCCCCGGTCGCAGTAGCGTTACAGTAAATCTGGTGGCTGTCATCTAATGGCCAAAGTATTTACTGGCAAAGACGGCGCCCTGCTGATCGACGGTGCCACCCAACTCAAGGTCACAAACTGGACCCTGACTGGCAGCGTGGAGATGCTGGAGACCACCAGCCTTGGCAACGCGCAACGCACATACGCTCCCGGCGTTCAAGAATTCAACGGTAGCGCCACGCTTCTGTACTACAGCGATGACGCCGAGCGCAACGACGCAGCCGACGCACTGCGCAAGGTCTTGAAGGTTGACGGTGTAAGTGACGGCGACACCGTAGTAATTCGTCTGCGCCTTATTCAGGGCAATACAAATCACGACGTTTCTTTTACTGCCTATATCACCAGCGTTTCGTTTGGCGCCAGCGTCGGTGAAATTACGTCAGCACAAATCAGCTTCCAAACAACTGGAGCACTGAGTGAGGTGACGTTGTAATGGGAATTTACCTCGGAAATATCGGCAACATCGAGCTGACACGCAAATCGCTCGAAGGCTTCAAAGAATCTGTTGTCAATCCATCTGACGTAAACGGCACACGTCACCGTTTCAGTTTTGATTTCAACGAAGGCTTTTTGATTAGCGGCGACCTCGTTGCCATCAGCACAACAGACGGCACCGATCTCGACTTTGTGGCGCCCAGCGGCTGGAGCGATGGGACTGTCCACGAAAGCGGCAAGTGGTACGTCTTTGTCGACGAGCTTGGCGGCATCCGCCTCTACGACAACTTCAACGACAGCTTGGAAGGAAGTACCGCCGGACTTGTTGAACTTGCCGATATAAACCGCAACATCCCCATCAAAGTAGAAATTGAAGACCTTGCAGGTAGGTTGCTGGCATCAATCAGCGACTACGAACTGAATACAACACGTGAAACGGTTGATGTTACGACGCTTTCGGACGAGCACCGCCAGCAATACAGCAGCCTGATCAGCGGTAGTGGTCGGCTTACTGCGCAGTGGGATTACGTCAACGAGATCAATCAGGAGCCTGTGCATTACCTAATGCAACTGGTACTGCGCACGGAAATCGGCTCTGCCTTCCACGCAAAGTTTTTCATCAAAACCTTGGGTGCCACTGCAAATGCCGGATCTTTTGCTGGCTCGCAGGTCAACGATCAAGTGTGGTGGGAATTTGATGCGATTGTGACGGGCAGCGCCACAAGTTTTGCCCCTGGCGACATTGTGGTTTCGACGATTGATTTTGTAGCTACAGGACCGATCCGCTTGCGTGCCAACACGACGCCGCGCTTTAAGTTGCTCCAAGAAACAGGTGATCCTATTGTGCTTGAACAGGGCGGAGGCTATCTCCTCCTTGAAGGCAACGATGAGTAAACTAAGTACACCGGAACGAGAGGCTAGCTGTGTCTGACCTGAAGATCAGCGAACTACCCCAGCTAGCTGGCGCAAACCTTGCCGCCAACGACCTGCTGGCCGTCGCTGATACCAGTGCCAGCGAGACACGCAGCATCACGATCTCGGACGGCATCGGCAAAGCTGTCACGCTGATTGCCGACGACACAATCCCGAGCGCAAAAATCCTGTTCGCTGCTGGCTCAGTCCCAGGCAGCGCCATCGAAGGCGAGACAGTCAATACTTCCCAGCTAGCCAACGACGCTGTAAGCGCTGCCAAGCTTGCGAACAATTCTGTAACGCGCCTTGTCAGCACGCTTCCAGCAACTGGTGACTTCACCGGCCAGTTCGCTCTTGATACCGACGACCTTAAGCTCTACTGCTGGGACGGCTCCACTTGGCAGGCAATTAAAGCCGGCGGCTCAGTTAACACCGTAATTGGCGGCAGCGCTGGCGTTGTCAATATCACGGTCACTCAAACCGGGGATAGCGTCACCCTTAACACCACGCTCGATAACACTGGTGCGGCTAGTCAATTCTTGGCTGGTCCAACGTCCGGCGCCGGTTCCGTCACTTACCGCGTGATTGCTCCGGCAGATCTGCCGACTGCCACCACCACGGATAAGGGTGCCGTTCTGGTGAACGGCAACGGTCTCGCCATGAGCGGGAACCAGATCGTCATTGATAACACGGTCACTCAAAACACGAGTGCGTACCACGTTGTTCGCTACAACGCCAAAGGCTTAATCACCGATGGACGCGCTCTGATTGGCGCGGATGTACCAGTTGCCACATCTGGAACGGTCGGTGTTGTCGCCCCTGGCGCTGGTCTTGGCGTCAATGCTGCTGGCACCATCAGCCACACCAACACCGTCACACCCGGCACCTACGAAAAAGTCACCGTTGATGCCGAAGGACACGTCACCGCTGGCGGCAACCTAGTTAGCGCAGATCTGACTGATATCGAATTCAGCGCCAGTCAACTTACTAGCGGCACGATTAACGCAGCCCGTTTTGCTGCTAATTCGATTGAAGGTACCAAGCTTTCAAACAACGCAGTAACAAAAATTGGCGGTGCAGGCTCGACTAGTGGCGTCGTTGTATTCCCCACTCCCGATTACAACGGACAGTATTTTTACGATTCCCTAAACGGCGACCTCTACCTGTACGACGGGAACACTTGGCAGCCGATCACCATTACCGCTGGCGAAATTATCTTTGCTGGTACGTTTAGCGCCAATCCTACTTACAACAGCGGCGCCGGCAAAATCGTCACTTTGACCAGCGCAGGTACCGCACTTGGTCTTTCTGTTAATAGTGCGCTACCCGCTGCATCCGGCAGCAATAGTCGTTATTACTTTGTCGTCAGCGAAGGCGGCACTCCGACTACGGGTAACGCCCCACTTGTTGCCTTGGCGCCGCCTGACATTGTGTTGTCGGATGGCACGGCCTGGACGCATGTTGATGTGTCGTCCACTGTGGCAGCACAGACAGCATCAAACATCACAACAACTGCAATTTCTGGTCTTACAGGCAGCAATGTTCAAGATATGCTGTCATCTTTAAATAACGTAAAAGCAAATAAAGCTGGTGACACATTTACTGGCAATGTAACGCTAAACAATGTAAGCCTTGTATTTGATACAAGCGGTAGCTTTAACACTACTTTGACATCCGCTGCCAATAACGGCGCAAATCGTACAATCACTATTCCAGCCGAAGCCGGCACAATGCTGGTTAGCGGCAACGCCAGCATCGTCAATGCAGACATAAACGCTAGTGCTGCGATTGCCTACAGCAAACTTGCTGCCTTGACCAGTGGCAACATCCTTGTTGGCAACGCCTCGAACGTTGCGACTTCGGTTGCAATGTCGGGTGATGTCACTATCAATAATGCAGGCGTCACCGCTATCGGCAGCGGAGTGATTGTTAATGCAGATGTAAATGCAAGTGCCGCTATTGCATTTAGCAAACTGGCATCGCTGACCAGTGGCAACATATTGGTTGGCAACGGCAGCAACGTGGCTACATCCGTCGCCATGTCCGGTGACATTACGATCAGCAATGCCGGTGTAACGGCAATCGGCAGCGGCGTAATAGTTAACGCCGATATTAACGCATCCGCCGAGATTGCAGTCAGCAAACTGGCTAACGGCACTGCCCGCCAACTCCTTCAGACCAACGCTGCTGGCACTGACGTCGAATGGACTAGTAATGTCGATATCCCCGGAACGCTCGATGTAACTGGCGCTGCTGTATTTGACTCGACAATTACTGTAAGTGGCTCCGCAACTGCATCAAACTTCAATGCAAACGGAAGTACGGTTCCAGCAAACGGAATGTACTTTTCTACTAGTTCTTTACGTTTTGCAACTAATAGCACCCAGTCGCTTTCTATTGATGCCAGTGGTACCTTATTTGTCGGGCAATCGGGAACAAACGACTCTCAGATAGTTATCGGAGCAAGAGCCACTGGTAATAGAGCAGCTTATCTTGATATAGTAGGGGACACTACTTACACCGACTACGGAGTAAGAATAATAAGAGGTAATAGCGGTGCCAATGCAGAGAGCGCAATGCTACATAGAGGCACTGGAGATTTTGTTATTAAAACAGAAGAAGCAGCCCCTATTTTATTCCTTACTTCTGCTACCGATGCAGCCCGCATTTTAAGTAACGGTAAATTTTTGATCGGCTACACAAGCGATGTTGGTGGAGCATACAAACTTCAAGTAAATAGCCAGATCTTCGCAACAAGTTCCACTATCGCCACTTCCGACGGTCGATACAAGGAAAATGTTACCCCCCTCGGAGGTTGCCTAGATATTGTCAAAGCACTACGTCCAGTTAGTTTCACATGGAAACCACAGCAAGACATTTACGGTCCTGACGAAACTGGTAAAAATAGACTACTGCGCGAAAAACACAATTTTCCGGCAGGAACACAAGTCGGTTTTGTTGCACAAGAAGTCCAAACTGTACTTGAAAATAAACCGTGGCTTGGCAGCATTATCAAAGAAAATAAACGCGCTGCCGTTTTAGACGAAAAAGGCAAAGAACTGGTTCCCGAAGAACAGTTCTACGGGATTGCGGAAGGTAATTTAATAGCGGTGTTGACAAGCGCACTACAGGAGGCTGTTAAGCGCATTGAAAACCTGGAAAGCAAACTCGCTAACCTTTAAGAGAGGCGCCAGTAACCATGATTACCCCCGCTAGCTACGACATCACGATTTACCAGAACGCCACTTGGAAGGGTAGCTTTCGTGCTACTCAGAATCGGCAGACAGTAACCAGCATCAGCATTACTGGTGGCACTCCTACCTTTAACTGCGATTGCCATGGGCTCACTGCTGGCGACAAGGTGACTTTTACCGGCGGCACCGCAGTTCCCTGCGGTTTGACGCTGAACACGATCTACTACGTGATCAGCGCTGGTCTGACCACAGGCGCGTTCCAGGTTTCCGCCACTAGCGGGGGTAGCTCCATCAGCGTTAGCGGTCCTGCGACTGGCACGTTTTACGTCGCCGAGCCACTTAATTTGACCGGTTACGGAGTGGATGCCGACATTCGTGGTCTGATTAACAACGAAAGCGTTGGCACCTTTACGACTTCGGTTACAAGTGCGGCAAACGGTGAATTTGAGCTGACGCTGACTCCGGCTGCGACCGTTGCTTTTGAGGTTGGGCGCTATGGCTACGACATCAGCCTGACTACTTCTGGCGGTGAGCGTTACTATTGGCTTACGGGTGTTGCCACCGTGCAACGTACTTATTCGCGGAACTGATCCATGTCTTCCGAAGTGCAGATTGCGGTCATTGACCAGCAAGACACGCAGATTGTGCTGGCAGTTCCAGGCGTCCAAGGCGCCACGGGCAGCAACATCCCTACTGGCGGCACAGCCAACCAAGTGCTTCGGAAAGCGAGCGGCACCAACTACGACACCGATTGGTCCTTGGTGACCAATGCGATGGTGGACAGCAGCGCCGCGATTGCTGGCACCAAGATCAGCCCTAACTTCGGCAGCCAGAACGTCGTCACCACTGGCACGAGCACGGCTGCATCGTTCACCCCAACCAGCAGCAGCGTCCCCACCAATGGCGTTTATCTACCTTCGGCAAACAACGTAGCCATCTCGACTAATGGCACTGGGCGGTTGTTTGTTGATGCGAGTGGGCGGGTAGGTATCGGTAGTGCACCTGGCGCCCTCTTAGATCTTGCTGCAAGTAACGATGGCGCAACAGGTACAACAGCTAACAACACCCTTCGTTTTACAGATACTGATGCCAATACGGCGGCAGATCAACCCATTGGTAAAATTGAATGGTATAGCGCAGACACTTCCTCACCGGGAGCGCGCGCTGTTAGTTACATCATGTCTTCTGCCGCTGGTGCCAACAGTGGCGGTGATATTAGATTTGGCATTAGCGCAAACGCGGGCACAGCAACTGAAGCAGCCCGCATCGACAGCTCGGGCAGGCTCTTAGTTGGCACGTTTAGTACGTCAGTTGCTAGCACTGTTGTCCTTCAAGGCAATAGCTCAGCCGCAAGCACACAAGCTATTCTGATTCTCGCTAGGGGCGTTAATAACCCACTCGATGCTCAATTACTTGGCTCTCTAAACTTTAGCGATAGCGGACATGCTCAGGCCGCAGCAGTAGAAGCAAGGAGAGATGGCGGTACATGGACATCTGGAACTAGCCACCCAAGCCGCCTGGTCTTCTCCACTACCGCCGACGGAGCGAGCAGCCCGACGGAGCGGATGAGGATTACCTCCGATGCTTACGTTCGCCTCGCCTCTGGCACTGGTGGCATCCAGTTCAACGGTGACACCGCAGCGGCTAATGCGCTGGATGATTACGAGGAGGGGACTTGGACTCCTGCTTGGAGTTTTGCTGGCGGTGGATCTATTGTCACCGATGCGCTATCGGCAACTTATACAAAAATTGGAAGAATGGTTTATATATCATGCGACATAAGAACTAATACACCAAGCTCTCCTTCTGGCGCCGCCACTCTTACTGGACTGCCGTTTTCCGGGCAAGGCAGGGGAATTACGATTGGATACACTCGGCGTTGGGCTACAGATATGCCTAATTTAAAAGCATACACAAATGCTGGAATTGTTGTTTTTACCAAACATGCGTCTAATGCGGTATCCGAATCAGCATTAGATGCTTCAGATTTTTCTGCTACTACCTCTTATAACAATCTTTCCATAGCTGGATGCTATGTAGTGTAATAAGCCCGCAACGGCTTAAAACTACGAACCCTGTAAACCCGTTACGTCTGGAGGACGTTCCTAAACATGGCTCTCACTAAAGAAACCGTTGTTGACAAAATCGAAGTACTGGAAAGCAACGCCATCCAAGTGCGTTCTGCTATCCGAGTGCTAGAGGACGGCGAAGTACTATCTTCCTCTTATCACCGCCACGTACTGCAGCCTGGTGATGATCTGAGCGGTGAAGACCCGAAGGTGGTGGCGATTGCTAACGCTGCTTGGGCTGAGTGATACCTAGCCAGGGCTAGTAACCCTACTCTCTACCGCCCCTGAAGCCGTATAGTGGTGGGGCAGCGAGTTTGCACCTCCTGCCCCTGGCCACAGTTCCCTGGAAACCATGACCCAACAAGAATACGCCTTCGACGTTGTTGCAGGAGTCCCATTCACGGGTAGCAGCATTGACCTTCGTGGATCAACGGAAGAAATCATCCGTGTTGACCAAGAAGGCTTTCACTACAACGGTCAGTTCATTGCTGATGCCGGTGAAGCGCATCGCTTGCTGGTCGAGTTCCTAAAGAAGCACACCGCCTAGTCATTACCACTTCTATGTCTGAACTTTCACCTGCAGCAAAGGGCGTCCTTGAAAGGGCGATGGAGTTCTCTGGACCAGGATTTGAACGCCTGGTGCGTCAAATGCTTGGCGAAGCAATCCGTTCTGCCGTAGCCCATACTCAGCAGCATCGTGGCAACGATGTATGGACTTGCGATGCCGATGAGCTTTTGACCATCGCTGACCAGCTTGAAGCCTAGTAGTCACCTTCTTTAATCAAGCCGAGCAAATTCACCATGAAGCCTGCGTGCAGCCTCGCAATAGGCGGCGTAGGCTTCTTCTTTTGTGTTAAAAGTACCAAGGCTTATTCTTTGCTTTTTTGATGTGATCACAGCTCTATATTTTCCGTTTTCCCGCTGATACACGCCTTTGCAACCGCTTATGTTGTCTGATTTCTTGGGTCTATAGCAACTGTTTTCGGAATCTGTCGCTAAGCGTAAATTTACGATTCTGTTATCGCCCTTGTCTCCGTTTATGTGATCTACTGTCATGCCAAGCGGGATCTCTCCGTGAACCACCACCCAAGCAATCCTGTGCTCCATGTAGTATTTATTGTTTATGTGTAAAAGGCGGTATCCCTTTGTAGCGACTGAACCAGTGCGTTTGCCTGACAGCCAAGGGCATTGCTTGCTGTGCTTTCTGATGAAACAGCCTGTTTCAGGGTCGTAACGCACGACAAACAGTATTTCCTCGCGCGAGGGCAAGGGCTTAAAATTTTGCATCGGCCTATGCAGGTAGGGCGGTCATCCCCCGGGTGCGCTAACACGCCGGGGACACTACTCTACAAGGGTTGAGCCGATTTCCCATGGCGACCACGTTTACTTGGGGCGTGGCGAATCTGGAGCGGGAGACCGTTGACGGTTTCGTTTTCGTCTGTCACTACACCATCTCTGCGAATGATGGTACTTACAGCAGTTCCGCCTATGGCAGCGTGGGCTTCCAACGCCCTGACAATTTGATCCCCTACGCCGACCTCACCGAAGACACCGTGATCGGCTGGGTCAAAGAAGCCCTCGGTGGCGACGAGAAGGTTGCCGAGATCGAAGCCGCCCTGCAAGCGCAAATCAACGAACAGCGCTCGCCGTCGAAAGCCGCTGGCGTGCCTTGGGCTAACTGATGGCAACAAAAGCAAAGACCGGAACAGGGCGACTGGAACACCAAGCCGGTCGCCCCAAAACCACAAGTCAGGGTTATGGGCAGCACAGCCGCCCACGCCGTCGCGGCAAGAAAAAACTTGTCGGTCAGGGGCGCTAACCTAATTAGGTAGCTATTGCCGCCATGATTGAAGTTGTAGCCGCCATCGCTGGCGCATCAATTTCCGTGGCGGCTATGGGCGCAATGGGCTTTAGCAGGCGTAGCGACGAAGCACGCGACGCAGTAATCCGCCTAACAAGTGCCGTGGAACACATCGCCACGCAACTTGAAGTACTCCACACCGACATAAAGGAAGACCGAAAAGAAACCTTCACGCGCTTAAATACAGTCGAACAACGCGTAACAAAACTGGAAGCGAAATCCTAATGAGCGTCATCAACACCACTGACTACGGCAACGGCTTCAGCCTGGACCAGCTAGAAAACGAACGCGGCGAGCTATATTACCGCGCGTGCAAAAACAGCATCTGCCGTTACGCCGAAGACCACTACATCGCAATGATGTATCTCGAAGGCATGGGCTGGGACCCTAAGCAACAAGCCCCTCAGTAATCCACGCAATAATCGCATCCTCCCGATGCGGCTCCCAAAACGGCTGGTCCCTGTACCACTCCAGCCAATCCTCCGCCGACTTCGAGATATTGCACGCAAAGCAGCACGCCACCAAATTCTGCTGGTGCGTATGCCCCCCTCGAAATTTCGGATGCACGTGATCAAGCGTCGCAGAACGCCCCAGATCTACCCCGCAATATGCACAGGCATTATCCCAATGGTTAAGAATTGATTGCCTGAATCTTGCCTTTGCTTCTTTTTTGTTTAAGTATTCGCCATCCTCAATGCGATGGTCCATACCCAGCAGTGGCTACCTGAAATGTAGCGACAGAAACTATTACGTGCGCCGAAACTCTTCTCTACTACAGCTAAACTTCCTACAGGGTTTTTATTTCCCATGGACTTCCTCCAGCATCCAGCCTTCTGGATTTGCGTAGCAGCGGCTTCCGAGCTGATCGCCCTGTCTCCGCTAAAGGACAACAGCATCATCCAGCTGGTGTTCCACGCCCTTCGCGCTATCAAGGGAAAAAAGCTCTAGGCAAAACTTGGGAGCAAGCTGCACGGGAGTGGTGGTTTGAGCTACTACTCCCCGGCAAGCTCGACAAGGCAGAAGCGGACTGGCACGCAACCCAACCGACCGATCCGCCTCCTGTGATCGTTCACCACGAAATTGATGAGCAGCTTCAAACCGGCGACAGCCGCCTACTGGGCGGCGCCATGAGCATCCACGCCCCTTGGTCCGATGGCAAGCAACAAAATCCGTCTTAGCGACCTGTTTCGCTTCTACAAGGGACTGCCCCATCAGATGGCGGCTGTCACCGAACTGGAGCAAGCAATCAACAAGGCCAATCCTCACATCTTGGGCCGCGACCAAGGCTGGTTCAAAACCTGGAGCGTTGCCGGCAAACAGACCCAATTCCCCAACAGCTGGGAAGGAGTCCTAGAAGCCGCCCGTGTCGCTGGCGCCAAATTCCCGGAACTAGTAGCCGCCCAATGGGCACTGGAATCCAACTACGGAAAACTAGTCTCAGGCAGAAACAACTTTTTCGGCCTCAAAGGTGAAGGCAGCGACAAAAAAACCCAGGAATTTATTAACGGCCAGTGGATCACAATCACTGACAGTTTCATCGACTTTCCGGATCTTCTGTCCTGCGTTATCTATCTAGTCGATCACTGGTACAAAGACTATAAAAACTACAAAGGTTGCAACAACGCCGCTACACGCGAAGAAGCTGCAAAGTGGCTTCATAAAGAAGGTTACGCAACCGACCCCAACTACCCAGGAAAGCTGATCCAGCTCATGGAACAGCACGCAGGAGCTAAACCTGTCGTCCCACCCAATCAAAAGCTACTCAAAGTTCCCTACGAATACCAGCTTGGATCAGATGACGGCCCCCGTGGCTGGCGCCAGTGCTTCAGCTCTAGCTGTGCAATGGTTGCCCGCTACTACGGAAAAGTAAACGGAGACTACGAGTACAACGCTTTGCGT